AGGAATACGACGTCCAGAGGCTGGCATTCTACGCTTCCGCCACAGGCATCTCCGTAGCAGAGTTCAGGACTATAATACAGACCGGAACCGTCTCCTTCCTCAGAGGGAAAACTAACTTTCCCAAGAGGCTCGTACCGTTCGAATTGCAGGATAAGGAAAACATCCTGGATATAACGAACCTGCCCCAGCTCAGGCGTTACGATATCAGAAACAAGAACGTGAAGCTACTCTGCGAGGGAGCACTTTACACAATGACCGCGATAATGGCGAGTTACTTCCTTACGAAGGAGGGCAGACCGGTTTACCTCGTGGATTTGCAGGAGTCCACTTCGCTGAGGTACGGGAGCGACGACATAATCACGTTGCTTAAGCAGGAGAACAAACCGGTAGGCATAATCCACCTGCACGGCACCATCAACATCAGCAAACAATTACTGATAGAGCGTCTGCTCGAGGAGGACAACGTCAGCTTCGTCGTGATAACGAGCTTCGACAGCTCGTTGTTACAGGTGCAAACGCTGAAGCTCCTGCCAAGGGTCGATATAACTCAGTTGCCCGCGACCGACGTAGACGTCCTGAGGAAAATAATATACACGGTCGACACGTTCTACGGGCTTAAATTGGACAGGCAGAGAACCCTGAACGAATTGTATAAAGAAATGGACTTCAGGAAAGCTATGGACGTGCTTGAGAAAATGATTGCTGTGTCGATCTGAACGATGAACACTCGTTGTTAGGTGAGAAAAAGGTTTAGATTTTATTGGTTAAAGCACCTAATTCACGTAACTCTTCATTTACTGTTGAGATCGCATCGTCTATTTCATTTAGTAATATATCTAGCATATCTAGCTTTTCTTCGTCATTAAGCTCATCATAATAGCTCAGATAATAGTCAACATCGTTATTATAATCGTAGTCTCCACCTCCGAAAGCGATATCACCCAGTTCCGTGAGCCAGTAATATAAGTCCTTCTTGCTTAATGGTTTCTTCTCTTGTAATGCACGCAGAACCGCGTCGCCGAACTGATCTAACGCCTCTGCATAAGCTTTTAGACGCCTAGCTTTGCAGGTATTGTTAAGTCTAGGGTTATCAGTTATATAAGATAACGTCAAATCTATTTCGTTGCCTAGAGAAAAGCCAACTTTCGTAATAATCCATGATCTCCATAACGCCTCGTACTCCTTTTTAACCTCGTCCCAGAAAGCGTCTGTACTTTCAATCGCCTTATCGAGCTCTTCAGCTTCTCTCCCATTAAGATACGCGTCTATAAATACGCCCAATTGATCTGGGCTATGGTCTGCTAAACACTCAAGTGGTATATCACCACTATTATGTTCGCAATAATTTACAACCCTCTCTATCACGAGTTCGGCTAACTCACGCGGATCCATTCTACCACCCTCAAACATATGTGTTGCATGACGTTTAAAAGCATTTCTGTCGCCAAAACGAACGGTAAGCCTCGTTGTTAGGTGAGGGGCGAGCTAAAAGCTTTTAATACAGCTGTTTGAGAGAGACATGCGATGAGTGAAAACGACCGCAGGAGGAAACCCTCATTTGAAGAATATGCGGAGGCAATAACTAAAATACTGAATTTGATTAATGCAATAAACCAGCTTTCCCAATACTATAATCTTAACCAGATTTCTATGCAGTACCTTAACCAGCCGTTCAGTCCCGTCTCAGCCCAGAAAGTCGCAAACTATTTCGGAGCTCAATACAGCAATATACCGAGCCTAGTCCAGCAAACTCAGTATAACCCTGTGGCACTCGTGACGAAGGCGTACCAAATCGCACAACAAATTCAGCCGAACGTTCTGAACACCCTGGCGTCCAAATACGGTATTGAACCCGAGATAGTTAAATCGTTACAGGTATATTTACAGCTAGCACAGGTTCTGCCGAAGGCTGTTAGCAGTCAGACCGTCCAGGTCGCCAATAACCAACAATACACCGCGTCGCCCAACGTGATGCAAAACTATTAAATTAGAAAAACTAATGCTTTATTGATGAGAGCCAGTAGAAAAACTATATTCCTGATCCTGCTTTATTCAGTTTTCTTTATGTTGCCGTTTTTCATGTTATCGACGAAAGCCAGCCTTATCCAGGAAGAAGTGCCTATATCGGTTAACTTAAATGCAAACGTCTCGCAAGGGCTTATTTACATCGCCCCGCTCCCGGAGCAAACCCAGGTGTTCGGGCAGAACTACTACGTGTCGAACGCCTTGGGCTATTACGAATACTCGTATTTGTTCTCGACAGTGCCACCGCTACTTGTGTGGTACGAGCCAGCTCCTTCGTCGCAGACCTACTATTTCGTTTACGGTGGTAATACCCAAGCCTCTGCCGTAACCACTGGAGTGTTCAGCTTCTACACTCAATTTTACTACCTCAACACATCTATCTTCAACGTCTCTGGAGTTTCGTTACTGGGCGGTTCGCTGGTGCTGAACGGGCAGAACAGCGTTGTGACTTTCACGACTACCGCGTTACGTTATACTTCCGCGATTATACTCTACAACTTCCAGTCCTCAGCCGTTATAACTCCACCAGAGTTGATATACACCGGCTCAGTTCCTCCGGGTAGCATAGTCTCGATAAGCCTTTTCTCGTACTCCAACCTGCAGACTATTCCTTCTTATACGGCGTTCCCCTTCGGGTCTACGACCTGGATCATATCTTCTGACGACTACGTGAAAAGCTCACAGTTCACGATTTCGGGTTCACAATTCACATACAACGCCCAGGTGGCAGGCTATCCGAACGAAGAAGTTGCCCAGGTCACTCTGCCACAATCGCCTATCTACGGATTGGTGTTCGGGTCGTCCATATCTCTGCAGTACCCTACTATCGAATATCTGGCACCGCAGACTGCAGTCCCGCAGTCCGTTACGTTTAACAATACCTTCGCGGTGGCTCAAGGTGCGACATATGGTACCAATTCCGTACTGTTAGAAAACCCGGTATACTTCTTCAACCCGACGTTGCTCAATGGATCTAATATCATGGTGTACAACAATAGCAAATGGTACTCACTGCCGGCACAGGCCAGCGACCTTAAGCTCGACCTAAACCATATATACATGTATATTCTGCCTTACAACTCGTCTTCCAACTACATTTACTTCGAGGATATTCCCGCAGGTAGCGTGATTTCGGTCAAGTACGCGAACGGCTCCACGTATACCGTTACAGCGAGCGGGAGTACGGTGAACACGGTAGGAGGCGTGAACTTAGTCGACCTGAAAGTTTACGGACGGAACGTGGTAGGGATAACGATCCAGCCGTCATTAACAAATACACAAGTCAGTTACAACTTGCTAGTTGGGTTTACCGACTTTCTGCATAAGGCTGGGCTGATAATAAATACTACGGGAGTATACGTGTACAACTCTCAATCAGCCGTTACGAGGTTGGTAAGCAGTCCGAAGTTCCCGGCCGATATCGGAGTTGGATATGCTGACATAGGCAATACGTTCTATCTCATAGGGTTCTACTATTATCCGGGATCTTTTTACACATTCATCACGCCTATGCCGAACCCAGTCGCGTCTACCGGCATAGTTCCCTACATTAACTACAACGGTACAGTACCGCTGTCCGTATCTAGCATCGGCATAACGCTGTCCTCCGGTCTTTACTATGAAGCTACGGGCATCATATCGATTACAGAAGGTCTGCCCACGCCGTTGCAGTCCTCCGTGCTCAGCCTGACGACTGCTCCCGGAGAGGCGATAGTTAACAACAACAACGCGATCTACCAGACCAGGCTGGCGAATTCTTCGTCGTCTCTGACGCTGATAGGCTTCGCCGGGTACAACCTCGTCGTGCAGTACGGCAACATTATGTCACAGCTTCTCATATCGAGCAACTATTACCCGACGAACCTGCCGACCAATCTACAAGTAGTAGTTACGGTATCAGAATCAACCAGGACGGTGACTATATCGACTTCACCGCTACCGGTGAAGCCGGTTCAGATCGCGTCGCTGAACGTAACCAACATAACCCCTGTAAAGTACAACGGCAGTACTGGGTCTTCATTTATGAATAATATACGTTTACAGAACAACGAACTGATAGGAATAATAACGTACTACGGCTTTCTGGCGATCGCCGTGGCGTCTTATCGGTACTCTTCTCAGCTCTGGTCTTCAACGCTGTTCCTCAGCTTCGCCACCCTCTCAATAGGTCTGCTATTCAGCGACTACATAGTTCTGCCCTTCAGCATAGGAGCCATAATCTTGGGCTTCATATTCAAAAGGCTAAACATCTGACGACCTTCTTTTTTAGCTGAGAGCATCAAAAAACGAAAAGAGGAAAAACATATATTTGTCTCAAACAGATGTTTTAGTGGGCGAGCAGGAATGTCGTCACAAGTACCGATTGTGTACCTGCTAAACTTGTATTCAGGCACTGTCGGCGTTACAGTAACTGACGAGACTGATCAGCAGACAGCATCGTTTGTAATGTCGCCTTATTATTATGTCAACATTTCATTTTTGTTATCGTCTAACAATGATACTATCGAAATATCGGCACCCAGTGCTAATATAAATCAGGCCGTCATAAGCGGATTTCCTCCAAATGTCCAAACAGTAACATTAATTATCCAAAACGGCAGTGTAAGTATGCAATTTGACACACCACAGGACATACTAAAATCATATCTATACAACAACATACTACAGAATATGAATAGTGATCTTACAAGAATATATCAAGATTTAACTACATTGATTTCTCAGTACGCTTCCGGGCAAACGTTGTCACAATCTCTTCTATCTGATGCGTCATCGGTTCTTCAGGATCTTAACAATATGTTGCAAAAAGCTACACAATTTGTTACAAAAACCGTAATAAATTCCGATGTAGTATCCGTCCTTCAGCAAGTGTATAACAATCTAAACCAAATATACAGTTCGCTGACCAACAAGACGCTGACAGTCGGAGTATTACAGAATTTACAATTAACTGTCAGTTACAGCTCGCCTCAAGCTTCTACCGTAGCTTCTGGATATTCACAGTTCCTTAATAACGCAATTAATATTATGCAAAACGCCAGCCCGCAGAGCAGTAGTTCATCATCTCAGTCATCGACTATTACTACTTCTACAACGACCAGCCAGCAGAGCTCCCCTCAAAGCAGTAGTTCTTCATTATCAACGTCAACTAGCCCTGCCCCGTCTCCACCAGTAACTAGCTCGCAGAGCAATAGTAGTACTGCTCCCTCTTCTTCTGCTCTATCTACACAAGCCAGCTCGCAGAGTAGCAGTTCCTCTCCTTCCACCTCCCTGGCTTCGAGTTCCGCTGCTTCACCAACACCATCCACAACTTTTCCTACTCTCTCCCCGGGCCAGGTACTGGCCCAGATACAGGCGGGTGACATATCATCACTCCTGTCAGGGGCATCGGAAATACCCCAGAATATGATTCCGCTAGTCAATGCTGTTATTCAATTATACCAACTATATGGTGTACCCGACGGGACTCCGTTGTCTACCGTAGTCGAACGTCTACTCAGGGATATAAGGGACGCGTACTACAAAATAAGCAACCACCAGCAGGAAGAAGTGAACACACAGCAGTTAACACAGCTGTTACAAATATACAACACCCTCGCAAGTAATAACTTGGCACCTCCGAGCCAGAGTGCAACGAAATTAAGCACACTAGTGCAGACTTCCGGAATTATGCCAGCTCTGCCAGCTGTTCTGGGTCAGTACTATCCGGGCAGGGTATACAGCAATTACGTCTAAAAGATCTAGGTGCTGAAGGTAATTTTTTCTTTTTCAAATAGTTCCCGTAACCTTCTAATTTCTTCATCGTTTCTCTGCCCGCCGGCGAAAAGTAGAGGCATGGCTATTGGCTCTTTCGTCAGACCGAACACGTTAGCGAACTGCGTTATGATTTCCTTCAATATAGATATCTTCAGCATATTGATTTCGTGTTCTATGCCGAACGCTGATGGCCGGAGCCACAGTTGCAGGATGTCGTCAAGGTTCGCGTTGATGATATCGTTGACCTTCATCAGCAATTCCCTGGTGTTCTTCGCGTCCCCGAGGTCTAAGCCTAGCCTGATGTAATTCTGAAGGACAGTCTCGGCTATCCGTTTCGTCTCATTGAAGATTATGTTGTTCTCGGCTACTTCGAGTTCGTTGACCTGTTGCTCCAAAAACGACACTAGATCGGCAAACCCAAACAAAATGGAGTTCGCATCAGAATATGAAAGGATAGAAGCCAGCTTTTCGGAAAGCTTCACAAGATATAGTTTTAAAATAAGGCTAAAAAAGGAAGATGGCTTATATGTTGACCATCACCGTTTTCTCTTACACGTTCTCCATCTTGTTTGCTCTCATCGAAGAGAGTAACTCATATGCTTGTTGCACTACTGGCATGTACTGCTGCTGGACTTCGGGCGGAATTTCGACGTTCTGGAAGCCCATGCCCCTCCTCTTGAGGCTCGCCTGCTCCACGGCAGTCCTGATCGCTTCGACTACTCTGTGGAGGACTTCCTTTACCTGCGGGTACCCTTCCTTAGTAGCGTTGGCTTCGATGCCAGCGATCTTCAACGTTATCTCAGGGTACTTGTTTACCTTTCCCTCGAGTATTGCCTTTAGGAGTCGTCTTGCTCCGTCTACTACGTCTCCCTTCCTGGGGAAGTACTTATCCGCCATTTTGGGTCTCAAACATCTGTTTTAGCGGTGGTTAAAAAACTTTTCGGATGCATTTCATCGGATTTCACTACTCTCTGACGTTCGTTACCCTCAGTGCCCAGACGGAGTATATTAGGGCAACGACTGCCAGCACGACCGTCAGCATCACTATTGACATCGGGAAGCCTATGGCGAGGAGGAACGGTGCTACCGCGGTGATGTAAACGACTGCCCCTAGTGCCATGGCGTTAGGCACCGTCCTGAACACGAAGCCGATGTAGAACGACACGAAGAACAGCAAAAGAACCGCGACTGCTCCCATGATGGGCGAATTCATGACAGCGTTAGTCAGGGAAACGACGTTGAACCGCTGGTAAGTGATGGGTATGGTGATGGTGGAGTTCGTAGACTTTACCGTAACGTTCCCGGTAGTCACAGGCAACGTTACAGTAGTCGGGGACACGACGCTTTCGGATAAGAGCACCGTGCCGTTGGACGCCGTAAACGTGACGTTCACGTTAACGTTCGTTGGCGAGGACAATACCAACACGGGCTTGTTCGCGGAATAGTTGTAAATCAGGTAAGCCGTAATACTGCTGTTTACTGATGGAATTGAATAGTGAACTAGCCAGGGTGCCGTCAGGTAGACGCTACCGTTGATTATAACTGTGGCTTGGTTGGGGTTGATGCTGGCCGTGGTTGTAGTCGTAGGCGTAGTAGTGGCAGTAACCGGTGGAGGAGATGCGGTAGAAGACGGCACCAAGCTAGGTTGATAACTAGCGTAGAACGTCACTTGCCCAGACTGAGGAAGGATCACTACACCGCCAGTGAGGGACTGATAGTTCTGTTCAGGTGCTCCGAAGGGAGAGATCAGGAACGTCTGGGACGGAGAAACTACCGTAAAAGCCCGTGCCGGTGAGTTGTACGTCACCGATACAGGAGATGAAGATATTGCGAGGACTGGGACGTTGTTCGTTACGTTGTAAAACGCGAAGGAAGCACCTATGATGCCGTTAGTGCCCGGGATTATGAGGTAGTTCTCGCCGTAAACCAGCTGTGTGTTCTGGACTGTGACCGAAGCGTTCGTGATAGTGTAGGGGAGAGAGAACGGCGAATAGAAGTTAAACGACGTGACGCCTGAGGAAGAGACTAAGGGGATCGAGTTTACGGCGAAGTATGAAACATAGAATAAGTTACCGGAATCACCTCTTATCCCAATATGACCTATTTGGTTCCACGGGAAGGGTATGTTTATGTTCGGGGTGCTGTAGAGCGTCCCGTTGACGTAGATCTGCGATATCGTTATATTGCCAGCACTGTTCTCAGTGAGGATTACGGTCTCTGTAAACACTTTGCCCTTTAAGTAGGGTATAGAACCGGAACCGATAATTCCAGTTGCCCATCTCAAACCACCATACTGATAAGCACTAGCCCACGATATTACTAGCCAATAATCACCATACATATCCTGACCATTAGCTGATGCTATATCAATACCAGGAACCCAATCATATTTTGGGTACGACGTCACGCGGACAGTTATGTTGATAATGTTACTTGTCGGCGAATATCTCCATTCTATGTTTTGACCACCGCCACTATTAGTAGTGTTTATTACCAGCTCTCCGTTTTGCCAATAAGGATAGTTAACGAAACTTTCAACCATAGGTATGTTCGCATAAATCTGGTTCCCTACAGCCAGCGTAGTTAGGAATAACGGTATGTTGTAACTCCCAGCACTAGAATAAAACCCGTAGTAATACCACCCCAGCCCAAGCGTCGCCCCCATCACTGGTACACCGCTTTCAAACATCTGTGTGTTGACTGTGAAAGTCAGGGAAGAAGCCGTAGTCTTTATCTCGTTAAACGTAGCGTTATAGGTTGTTACTCCAGCCGTTGAAGAAGGTATGAAGTTGTCTGGGAATACTACAGTTGAAGTACCAGTCAGCCCGCTTAGTGTAACTGTATTTCCCCTTACACTACCGCTCTTTACTGTACCGTTTACTAGAAAGTTAGGGACGGTATTCATAGAGAGAGAGACGGAAGTCCACGCACCTATCGAAGGGATGACGTTAACTGTACCGCTACTCGTCGTAACGGATCCCGAAGTAGTCCATATATTTATGACGCCGAAGTTAGCGTTAGTCGAAATCACGGGGTAGAGCGTGGTAGTTGAAGTAAATGAAGGAGAGAACACTGGGAGGGGAGACTGAGAGCTTGTGACTGGTGCCGGCGATACGTAAACGTCGTAGCTGATGGGGTAGGGGAAGACCGCGACGTAAACCGTTCCGGTGTAGGGCGTGTTCGCGAAAGGATTGGTGACGAGAGAGTAAGCGTCCAACAGCTGTGTGATACCGAAGTAAGAAACATAGAATAAGTCACCAGGATCAGTTCTTATCCCTATATAAGCAATTTGGTTCCACTCAAATGGCACGTTAGTGTTGAGGCTATAAGTCGTTGTGCCGTTTATTATGACGCTCTGTACGGTGACGTTACCAGCAGAGTTCTCAACTAGT